GGCGGTGTAGTTCCAGCCCCCGTAAAACGGAGAAGCACCAATCCATGGAACCCATCTGTTACCATGCGAGTACATCTTGAGGTTCTGATCGTGGTACAACATCAACGAAGCGATGTAATGCTCGATGGGCGCGCAAACAAAACAACGAGGCATACGACCCGCACGACGCACTTCCTTCTTCACTCGGGAGACCCAAAACACAGGATCGGTGAGCAACTTATCGACTTTGTCGCGCAACTGCGCCCGTGCAAAAAAAATGACGTGAGCCTTGGTTGGAAAGTGCTGGTTCCACGGATGACCAGGATCGGTGTTCGGAGCCTTTGTAAGGACGACCTGGCATGCTTCGTCAAAGGTGAGAACACGAGAGTCCCCCATGACACGACCGAAGTAGTCACGAACGGGCACAAAAGTAGCGCGCCACGCTCGCTCGTACTCAGGCGTCATGGTCTCACAACGTTGGCGGACGAAAGTATTGACAGTCCGATGATTGTACTCTTGACCACCGAACATACTCCACCAATTGGCCTGTATCGAGTCGATGACGTCGACTCGGCCAATTTCGCGGAGGTAAAGGTCGAACTCTGTGTTGTAAGTCGGATGGCCAGTAGGAGAACCAATGCCGGGCCAATGACCGGCAAAACCAGCGTATAGTGGTTCGGGGACTTTTCCAGCGAAAGTGTGCATGCGCTGGATGCCAGGAGACAGCAAAGACTCGACACGCGCCTGGAGAATCTTAGGTGAGTCGGGAGCGGCTGCGGTGCCAACAGCTCGTGGATCGAGTTTGGAATATATCCATTCGTACAAAGTTGGTACGATGTTGACCTGATAATTGCGACCGGAGTTGAGGCCACCATGAGTGTGAACAGCACGAACAGTGCCGTCAAGACCATACAGAGCGCCGCCAGACCATCCAGGGTTGGTGTCGCAGTTATGGTGGGTCGGGTACACCTTTCCCTCCTTGCCATAAACAGTCTGAACCTTGACGCGGTTGCCCTTGTCGTCATCGTCACCGCCTTGGAGCACCAACAAACTCTTGACGGGATACGATGAGGCGTCGGGAGCGACTTGACGTATAGTGGCACACACGGCACCCGCGGGGGCGGTGGACCGTGCGAGATCAACGTAACGAATGATTTGCACGCACTCGACAGGAGCGTAACAGATCTTCTGGTTGACGTCCAAGAACCGAACGCGGACAGCGTTGGCACAATGGCCAGCGGTCAACATGCGGCGAGCGCCACCAACGCCCTGGTGAACAAAAACACAAGCTCCAAGACGACGACCTTCGGAGTCGAACAAGGTGCCGTGAGTGCGTACGTCTGGTTCGCAGAAAGGACCGTCCTGGCTAACAACGTGCTCTGGAACAGCGCGGGAGCACCTGATGGGCATGCACTCGGGAACGGTTTTCACATGATGGGTGGGAAAAGAAGAACCGAGTCGAGCACGCTTACAATACAGGTGATCGGCACACGGCGTAGTGACCTTAGTAACAGGGTTGTAGTTGTGACAAGTGTCAGAAAAACGAGACGGACGCCCGTTCACCCACAATTGACATCGTGCGTGGTAAAGCACGCAATTGACGTCGTCGCAACGTTTGTTGAGCGCACATCGCGGTACGTCATGATGGTGCGAACGGCGGTGTGGCTCGCTGAAATCGTCGCAATCGATGCCCTTACGGCAAGGAGGAAGACGACCAGGACGGTCAGAAAACTCAGGTTGTCGATGCCCGAGATAGACGACGCCTGGCTCCTGTTTGTTCTCCGCTACCGGCACAACGTTGGGAACCTTTGGCGCCGGGGGTACAAGCGAGGCGGCAGGCGGAACGACGTCGTACTTTCCAGTTGGAG